ATGAACACGGCCAGTTACGATCGGGTATATGAGTGGTATACTTCTGGTCCGCGGCAAAGGCTGCAACCTGGGGGCAGGATAATTGTGGTGATGACGCGGTGGAATGTGGCAGATCTGACCGGTAAATTGATAAAAGCACAATCAGAACCAAAGGCAGACCAATGGGAAGTAATAGAATTTCCTGCAATCTTACCTTCAGGCGAACCAGTTTGGCCCGGTTATTGGAAATTAGAAGAACTTGAAGCGGTGAAAGCATCCGTAAGTATACTAAAATGGAATGCACAATACCAGCAAAACCCGACAGCCGCAGAAGGTTCTATCATTAAAAGAGATTGGTGGCGAGTTTATGATAAACCCGAACCACCACCTTTAACTCACATTATTCAATCATACGATACGGCGTTTATGAAAAAAGAAACCGCCGATTATAGTGCTATTACAACTTGGGGTGTATTCCATCCAAATGAAGGTGACGCCCCTAATTTAATTTTATTAGACATGGTAAAAGATAGATGGGAGTTTCCAGAGTTACGTAAGAAAGCTAAAGAACAATATGATTATTGGAAACCGGAAACGGTAATTGTGGAAGCAAAAGCTTCCGGGCTACCTTTAACCTACGAATTAAGAAAATTAGGTATACCTGTTATTAACTTTACACCTAGCCGTGGAAATGATAAACATACTAGAATAAACTCGGTTGCACCTTTGTTTGAATCTGGTATGATATGGGCACCAGACAAAAAGTTTGCAGAAGAGGTGATTGAGGAATGCGCAGCATTTCCATTAGGTGAACACGATGACTTAGTGGATAGTATGACTCAAGCAGTAATGAGATTTAGACAAGGCGGTTTTGTCGATCATCCAGATGATTATGAGGATGAACCATTACCGACAACACAAAGGACGTATTACTAATGAGTATATTAAATTCAGGAGCAGCTTTTGAGAGAATAATGACGTTCTTAAAAAAAGTATTTAAAGGCAAACCTGCAAGTATTGCAGATTTAAATAAAGCAGCAAGAAATTTAGGTTTGAATGAGAATGAGGTTGACAACGTCATTAGAGCATTTAAATCACAAGAAACCACAGATTTAAATAAAGTAGATGATCTACTAAGTTCTACTACAGCAAGAAATCAAGGATCAGCTGAAACTTTTGAACTTGCAGACGCTTCTAAAAATAGACCTATAAAAACAATTGCTAATGATAATCTGGAACAAACTTTTGATGGTTCGATTAAAAAATTTGCAGACGAAATTGGTGGTGATGTGGATGAAGTTAAAGAGGCTATTGCTAGTTATGTTAATGATGGTTATGAAGCCGGTAGCTATAAACGAGTTGATCCAGACAGCGCAGAATCCATTGCTAGCGTAATTGATGTAAATACTAATTATAGTAAAAGTAGTAAAATTAATTTTATAGATGATATTAGTGAACAAATTAATACTGACAAAGCTTTTTCTCGAGTAGATGCTATGCCCGGCGATGATTTATTAAGAGAAGCGCGCACAGCACAAATTGAAATAAATCCAAAAGCTACTATTCAAGGGACGGTTATTGAACCGGCAACTGATTTTATTCCATCACGAGTTATTAAAGATCCTAGTGATGTTAAAGGGCTAGGTAATTTAAAAGGGCCTGCAGGTAGAAATAATACTGATGCAATAGTTGGAATGCCAGATGGTATAGAACGTTCTATTAAGTTTGTTGGTGAACGAACTGGTTTACCTGATTCAGTTGTACAAAAAGCCATTAGAATTAAAATGATGGAAGGCTATGAAGCCGGCAACTATAAAGGTCTAGCTAACGAAGCAGAAGACATGAAAGCCTTTGTCGATAATGAAATTATGGGTGATGATACTTTAACTTTTTTAGAAGAGATTGAAGAAATAGGTAAAGAGTTAATAGACAATCGTGGAGTAGGCTCCATGACCGAAGCTTTTGACAATGCTATGGATGCAAAGACAACAATAGATAAAGCTGACGGTGGTTTAATTGCTCCATTGCGTGGTCCAGCCCATATGGGTATTGGTGGAATGTTTAAAAAGAAATAAGGAAAATAAATGGCTATAGAATTTGATGAAAAAAATAAACCAACCCCTGAAGATATAGTTAGATCTACAGTAGAAGTAGATCCACCAGAAATACCAACATCACCAGAAACACAAGAACAACCAATTGAAGTTATTGAAAATGAAGACGGTGGTGCAACAATTGATTTTGATCCACAAGCGGTTGTTGGACAAGGGACCGCGAACCACGACGAAAACTTAGCTGATTTTTTAGAAGACGATATCTTACAAGGTGTCGCCAACGAGATGTTAGATAACTTTGATAACTATAGGGGTTCAAGAAAAGATTGGGCTGACACTTATACTAAAGGTTTAGACTTACTCGGTTTTAAATATGAAAATAGATCAGAACCTTTTGCAGGTTCTTCAGGAGCTACTCACCCAGTTTTAGCCGAAGCAGTTACCCAGTTTCAAGCTTTAGCTTATAAAGAATTATTACCAGCTCAAGGGCCTGTTAGTACTCAAGTTGTTGGTAAAGTAACTAACGAGAGTAAACAACAAGCTCAACGTGTTAAAGATTTTATGAACTACCAGTTAATGGTAAAGATGAAAGAGTACGAGCCAGAGTTTGATCAAATGTTATTTAACTTACCTCTATCCGGTTCTACTTTTAAGAAAATTTATTATGATTCAAATCTAGCTCGTTGTGTATCAAAGTTTGTTCCAGCGGAAGATTTATTTGTACCTTACGAAGCAACTAGCTTAGAAGAAGCGGAATGTATTATCCACCGTTTACGAATCACGGGCAACGAATTAATTAAATATCAGTTAAGTGGTTTTTACCGAGATATTGATGTCTCTGAATCAGGTTTAATTGAAAGTCCTATTTCTGAAAAGAAAGCAGACTTACAAGGGGTAACACCTAATCGTGCAGAGATACATACTTTATTAGAATGTCATGTTAATTTAGATTTAGGTGGTTTTGAAGATCTTGATGAAGAAGGCATACCTACCGGTCTAGGTCTTCCTTACATTGTAACCTTAGACGAAGGTAGTTCAAAGATTTTATCTATTCGTAGAAACTTTACAGCAGAAGATCCATTACGTGCAAAAAAAGATTATTTTGTACACTTCAAATTTTTACCAGGACTAGGCTTTTACGGCTTTGGTTTAATCCACATGATCGGCGGACTTTCTAGAACCGCTACATCCGCATTAAGACAACTCCTTGATGCAGGTACTTTATCTAATTTACCATCTGGATTTAAAATGCGCGGCATACGTGTTCGTGATGAAGCACAACCTTTACAACCTGGTGAGTTTAGAGATGTTGACGCTCCTGGTGGAAATCTTAAGGACGCATTTATGCCTTTACCATTTAAAGGTCCTGATGCAACGCTATTACAATTAATGGGTACAGTAGTTCAAGCCGGTCAGCGGTTCGCGAGCATAGCTGATATGCAAGTGGGCGATGGCAATCAATCGGCAGCCGTGGGCACAACAGTAGCACTCTTGGAACGCGGATCGCGGGTCATGTCAGCTATTCACAAAAGACTTTACCAAAGTTTAAAATGCGAGTTCATGCTACTTGCTACTTGTTTTGGAACTTACTTACCAAAAGAATATCCGTATGATGTTGTTGGTGGTGAGAAACAAATTTTTGTAACTGACTTTGATAACCGAGTAGATATTATTCCAGTTGCCGATCCAAACATATTTTCACAAACTCAACGTATTAGTGTAGCACAAACACAAATGCAAATTGCAATGTCAAATCCACAGATGCATGACTTGTATCAAGTATATAGAAACATGTATGAAGCTTTAGGTATTAAAGATATTGATTTAATTTTAAAAAAACCAGAAGAAACTATGCCAATGGATCCAGCACAAGAAAACATTCAAGCATTATCTGCTGGTAAATTCAAAGCCTTTGAAGGTCAAGACCATCAAGCGCATATGGCGGCGCATTTAAGCTTCATGGGTACGGTAAGTGTACGTAATAATCCACAAGTGTTGGGTTCTTTACAGAAAAACATACTAGAACACATAAATTTAATGGCACAAGAGCAAACTATGATGGAATATAAAGATGAAATGGCTGAAATGCAGCAAATGCAGCAACAAATGCAGCAAATGCAGCAACAAATGTCACAAAATCCGCAAGCACAAGCACAAATGGCACAAAATCCGCAACTAAAGCAGCAACAAGACAAGATGAAAGACTTAAATCAGAAAATAGAGTCTAGAAAAGCTATTTTAGTGGCTGAAACCATGGCTGAGTATGTTGCAGAAGAACAAAAAGTGCTTAATCCAATGGATACTGACCCATTATTAAAATTAAAGAGTGACGAGCTTAGACTTAAAACTCAAGAAGAGAATAGAAAACGTGAAGAAGGTGAAGCTGAACAAGAAATGGATGCTTTAAAAATGATAGCTAGTCGACAACTTTCAGAAGATAAACTAGAACAAGATGATAGACATGCAAAATTAAGAGCTAGTGTTTCTTTAGCAAAAGACGGTATAAGACAAATGCAATCTTCTGTTAAAATGAAAGACTAGTTATGCCTGGATCCCACTCTAAAAAAATAAGACAAGGTTACGCAAATGGCGGTAATAGTGGCCGAGTAGAAATGTTTAGAGGTGGCAAACCAGGTGATCCTGATGCTAACGACAATAATCCAAATAGCGGTGCCGGTATGAATCAGGACAAAGGCTATGGCGGTAATGAGCAAGATAATGACAACAACAATGGAAATTATAGTAATTTTTCGGATGATACTTTTGGCACCTTAACTCAACCTGGATCTGGTTGGGTTGGAACTAACTTTAACCTGGATGCATCTGACCCTATGTCGGGAATACAACAAGGTGGTTATACCGCTCCTGGACAAAACCCATCAGAAAATTTGGCTGAAGCTTTTTCAGCTGTAAATAATAATGTAGATAATAATACTGGAAATAATAATACTTTAAATAGTGGGCTTGAAAATTTAGTTGGTATGGACAACATTGGGTATAGCGGAATGTCTACTCAAGATTTATCACTTGGCACTACACAAGGTACTTCAGCTTTAAGTGAAATGTCACTTAAAGAAAAACAAGATTATATAGACAAAGTGAACGGAGTAAGTCTTTCAACAAGTTATGAAGAGACGGCTGCTGATAGAATAGCGGGTCTTTATGATACTATAACTGACGCTTTTTCCGGTGTAAGTACTGCGGCTGACAAAGCAGGTTATGCCTCTTGGTCAAAACAAAATTACACTGACATAGGGTTACAAGCCCCTAGTTATAGAGCTTACAAAGAAATGACTGTAGGTCCATCTGATTTGGCTGGTAGCCTAGGTAACTATGCTGCTAATACTTACTCAGGTTTACAAAATAATACACTTTCAACTTTAGGTAATATGAGTGAAGTAGCTGGTAATCTAGTGTCAGCAAATTATGGTCAATTTGGTCTTAGTCCAACCCTAGCTATGTATAAAGGAGTTACCAATTTGGTTAATCAGACTCCCAGTATAACTAATTCTTATGGTAATCTTAATGTTCCTGCTGATTTCAATGTCGAAGATCATATTAAAAAAGATAAGTTTGGTAATGCTGTACAATCTCTTTCTAGTAGAATTAAGGGTGTGTTTAGCAAGGCACCAGAGCTATCTGACTACAAGGATTTAGGAGAATTTCAAGCTGCTAAACAGGTTTATCAAGATAAAATAAATGCCAGCACAAATTTGGAATTTGACAGTTATAGCGAGTTAGAAGATGTTACTTTTAAAGACAACAAAATAGCTGCTTCTTTAACTACAAATCAATATAATAAAGCAGTAGCAAAAGGCATGTTCACTGATCCAGAAATGGCTGCAGCATATAGATCAGAAGCGGAATCCAACAAAGCACAAGAAAAAGAAGCAAGTAAAGGCGGTCGACCAGTAAATGACGTTGTTGCAAACGCCGCTGATATGGATCAAGACTTAACTGTTTTAAGTGAGTACGGAATTGAGATATATAACCAATTAATAGTAAGTGGCTATGACCCAGGATATGCTTATAGACATGCCTTGCAACTTGAATAAAAAAGTAGTATTATCCAAAAAACTAAACAAGGAGATCTAAATGATAATAATTGAATCTTTAAAAGCAAAATGGAATGCACTAAGCGTTAAGAAAAAAGTTATTGCTGGCGTTGTATTTGCTATAATTATAATCGCAATATTTTCATAATATAAATGTGGTTATCACTTTTACCAACAGTATTAAAAACTGGATCAGCTATATTTGCTAACAAGCAAAAAGCTAAGATACTTATGTCTGATGCTGCTTTACTTCACGCTCAAAAAATGGCTAGCGGGGAAGTTGAGTATCAGGCGTCAGTAAGACAATCCAATGACCAAGGTTATAAAGACGAGTTTGTTTTAATCTTGGTTTCAGCACCAGTAATATTATTAATTTGGTCGGTCTTCTCGGGAGATCCAGAAATTCAATTCAAATTGGATATGTTTTTTGACAAATTTGGCAGCCTGCCTTTCTGGTACCAATCAATTTTTATTGGCGTGGTCGCATCAATATATGGACTTAAAACAGCCGATATTATGAAGAAGAAGTGAAGTTTCACGAATATTGGAACAATGAGAATAAACTATTAGAGCTTTCATATAAAGAATCTATTAGACAGAGGGAGGAGAGACAATGCAAGATAAAGACAAGTGTGAAAACCACACTAAAGACAAAGAACAATCGGGGGAATGTTGTAAACAAGAAAAGCCCAATGCTCTAGATGAGTTTTGGACTTCATTAGGAGAACCCGATAAATGCAAGACACCGACCCGATAGCAGTAATATATAAATTACAAAGACACCTTGAAAGAGAACAAGAAACACATGTTTCAGTTCTTGCTAATGGAGGGGTTGACAATATGCCAGATTATAAGTATATTTGCGGAAAGATTCACACATTGGATCAAATATCACAGGAACTCTCTAACCTGCTAAACCCTAAGGAGCCGAAAGATTATGACGAAGAAGAAAAAATTACACCCATTAGAAGCTAAGTATGCTGAACAAGCTAAACAAGCTAAAGAAGAACCTCAAGAAACAAATTTAGACAAGTTACCTAACCCTACCGGTTGGCGTTTACTTATTATGCCGTTTGCACAAAAAGAACAGACAGACGGTGGTATTATTATTGCACAAGAAACTTTAGACCGATCTCGTATCGCTACTCAATGTGGTTACGTGTTAAAGATGGGTGATCTTTGTTATGGAGACAAAGAGCGCTATCCTACTGGTCCATGGTGCAAAGAAAAGGACTGGGTCATATTTGCAAGGTATGCAGGATCTAGAATGGAGATCGACGGCGGAGAGATAAGAATGTTAAACGATGACGAGATATTAGGGACTATAGAAAATCCTGAAGATATCTTGCACGCACAAATAGGAGGATAACCTTATGTCAGATGATGTAAAAATAGACGTCGGCGACGGCGAAGAAATAGCAACTGAAGTAAATTTAGATGCTGAACCAAAACAAGAAGTAGAGGAACAAATAAATGTTGAACAAATTAGTGAAGACGATATTAAGTCCGAAAACTCAACTAAGGAATTGGATGAGCAGTCTGATGTTCCGAAAAATGAACATCAAGAGTATTCAGAAGGTGTCCAAAAAAGGATAGCTAAACTCACACGAAAAATGAGAGAAGCTGAAAGGCAAAAAGAAGAAGCAATTGCTTTTGCTCAAACTCAAAAAGAAGAAACAGAAAAATTAAAGACTAGGTTTAACAGTTTAGATTCTGACTATACTAATGAATTTGAAAGAAGAGTTACTACTAATATAGAATCGGTAAAAGCTAAATTAACTGCAGCGATTTCTAATGGTGATATTGAAGGACAAGTGCAAGCTCAAACTGAAATGTCCGGATTAGCCATGGAATCCACTAGATTAGCTAGACTTAAAGACCTTCAAGAAAATAAAACAAAGGATGTTGCAACACCTTTAAAACCTGCTGCACAACCTAGAAAACAAGCCCCAATAGATCCACAAGCAGACGCTTGGGCATCAAAAAACCCTTGGTTTGGTTCAGATAATGCTATGACTTATACAGCATTTGATATCCATAAAAAGCTTGTTGAAGAAGAAGGATTCGATCCACAAACAGATGATTATTATGCAGAAGTAGACAAGAGAATAAGACTTGATTTTCCGCACAAATTTGATAAGATCGATACAGAAACGTCTGGACAACCTGTTCAGAACGTTGCAAGTGCCCGACGTCCAGCCGCAAAAGGACGCAGAAAAACCGTGACTCTCACACCGTCACAGGTAGCAATTTCTAAAAGATTAGGTGTGCCACTCGAAGAGTATGCGAAACAACTAACGCTTAAGGAGGTATAAGCATATGACTAATAATGAAACAGACAATAAGACTGTTAAAACTTCCCGCGTGAGTCAAACCAGGGCAAAAAATGAAAAGCCTAAAGTTTGGACTCCACCGTCTTCATTAGACGCACCACCTGCCCCGGAAGGGTTCAGACACAGATGGTTACGAGCAGAGAGTATGGGCGAAGACGACGCACGTAATATCTCTGGTAAATTAAGATCCGGTTGGGAGTTTGTGAGAGCAGACGAATATCCAGATTCAGATTTCCCCGTAATTTCAAGTGGAAAGTATGCAGGTTTAATCGGTGTAGGCGGCCTTGTGCTGGCAAGGATATCTGAGGAACTCGCACAGTCACGCGAAGCTTATTTTAATAATAAGTCAAAAGAACGTGAAGACGCTGTAGAGAACGATGTTTTAAGGGAACAGCATCCAAGTATGCCGATCAATCAAGATCGACAGACTCGTGTAACCTTTGGTGGCTCAAAGAAATAATCTTTGAACTACTGATTTAATCAACTAACCCTTTTAAGGAGGATAAAAAA